GCTTAGGTGTAGATATAGCAGGAACTGATAATTCAACTAATGTATCACTTGCTGGTACACCTGATTATATAACAATTAGTGGACAAACTATTACAAGAAATGCAATTGTTTTAACCACAGATGTATCTGGTATTCTACCAGTTGGAAATACCGCAGCAAAAGTTACTTCTTTAGTTGGGGGCACTGGTATAACTGTAAATAATAGTGGAGTTGGTGATGTAACTGTAGATAGAGATTCCTTAGTATCAGGTGATATTCCAAATAATGCAGCAGATACAAGTGGTAAGGCAACAACGGCAGGAACTGCAGATTTAGCAACAACTATAACTATTACTGATAATGAAAGTACAAACGAAGAAAACGCTATTTTATTTTCAGCGGGTGCAGATGTTGATGGTGGTTCACTTGGAGTAGAACAAGACCATTCTGGATTAACATATAATCCAAGTACAGGTGGAATAACTGCTACTTTGTTTACTGGGGCTGTAACAGGTAATGTAACAGGTAATGTAACAGGTAATGTAACAGGAACTATCGCAACAGCAACACAAGGAACAATAGACCACGATAGTTTAGCAAATTTTGTAGCAGATGAGCATGTAGCTCACGGAGGCGTAAGTATAATAGCAGGAACTGGTTTAACAGGCGGTGGAACAATTGCCGCAACAAGAACTTTAAATGTAGTGGGTGGTGATGGTATTACGGCAAATGCTAATGATGTTGCAGTAACAGCAGCACAAACAACTATTACATCTATTATAAATAACGGTTTATCAATAGGTGGTTATTCTTCACATCAACTTATTGATTTCTCAACAGACGATATGATAAAAGTTTCGGTTAATAATGTTGCTGATGAATTTAGATTCACTGCAGGTGGAACATTCCACGCAGACGCTGACATAGTTGCTTTTTCTTCAACCGTAGCTTCTGATAGGAAACTTAAAACTAATATAACTGATACAAAATATGGTTTAAGTGATGTATTAAAACTTCGTGGTGTAGATTTTAATTGGAAAGAAAAATTTGAAGGTAAAAGAGATGTTGGATTTATTGCACAAGAAGTTCAAGAAATTATTCCTGAAGTGGTAAAAGAGGTTGATAGTTTAAAAGAAGAAGGTGAAACACATTTAACAGTAGATTACTCAAAGGTAGTACCAGTATTGATAGAAGCAATAAAAGAACAACAAAAACAGATAGATGAATTGAAAAAAAATAAAATGAATAAAAGGATTAAAGAGTAAAAATAAATTGAGTTTTTGAGTAAAAACTTGATATTTATATATAGTTAATTAAAGTTTATAACATAAGGAGTTATATAATGGCAAAATCAAAAGAAACAAAATTCACAACTGAAGAGTTAAGTTCACTTTCAGGATTGAGAGATTCTTATGCAGCTATCCAAAACGATTTTGGAGCAGTTAAAGTAAGAAAGGTTCTCTTAACCCAACAACTTAATTCATTAGAAGAAACTGAAGTTCAGTTAGAAGCAAAGTATACTGAAACTCAATCTTCAGAACAAGAACTTGTGAAATCTTTGAATGAAAAGTATGGTCCAGGTAATCTCGACCCACAAACAGGAGTATTTACACCAGTAGAAACACCTGATGCAGTAGAACCATCTACTGATACAGCTTCCAGTCAAGAAAAAGCTTCCTAATTTATAAAAAAAGTATCAAGTGAGCCCCTTTTGGGGTTATTACTTGATATTTATTAATCGAAATATATCGTTCCGATATATAATAATTTATAACATTTTAGGAGAATAAAAATGGCTGAAAGAATAGTAAGTCCTGGTGTATTTACAAGGGAAAAAGACTTATCCTTTCTACCACAAGGTATTTCTGAAATAGGTGCTGCAATTATCGGGCCAACCGTTAAAGGCCCAGCATTTACACCGACTCGTGTATCGAGTTTTTCAGAGTATAAAAATATCTTTGGTGATTTGGATAGTCGATTCTATGTACCAATGACAGCCCAGGAATATTTAAAACACGCACCTTCTGTTACGATAGTTCGTATCTTAGGATTGGGTGGTTATCAACCAAGTACATTAAGATTAAGTTTAACACCAATATTAGCACAAACAGGATCCGCTGGATCAACTGCTAAAGTTGTTGCAGTATTACACCCATCAAGAGCAAACTCATCTTTAGATTTGGGAGCAGCTGATATGGTTACTGTTGATGCAAGTGCTGATTGGAATGCAACTACATTAACAATTAATAGTGTTGCAAAAACAATCTCATTTGATACTGGTTCAGATAACTATGTAACAAAAGTTTTTGGTTCAGACCCACAAACTACAAATACAAATGTATATGTGTATAAAGAATACAAGGAATTTTCATCTCAACATGGATTTGATGCAACTACACTATTGAGTGCAGCATCAGCATCATCAGGTGAAGATTTTACTCATGATTATAGTGTGGCAACTTCACCTTACTTCATTTCACAATTAAGTGGTGGAGCTAGAAAAAATCTATTTAAGATTAAATCTAAATCACATGGAAATTCTGTTAATGGTGATTTCAAAATTGCTATTGCAGATTTAATTGCAGCAGGTGGAAAAGCTGGTAGTGATTGGGCTCACTTTACACTTCGTGTATTGAGAAACAATCCTGGTGAAACTAATGATAAAGAAGTATTAGAATCATTTGTAGACCTCAATTTTGATCCAGATTCACCAAACTATGCACCAAGACGAATCGGTGATAGATATGTAACAAGTGATTCGGTAGGTAAATTAACCTTTAATGGTGATTGGCCTGGAACAGATGGTTCAGTTCATATTCGTATTAGTGATTATGAAACAGAACTTGAAGGTATTAATGAAGCATTAGTACCACATGGTTTTGCAGCAGTATCTAATCCAACTCTTGGAACTTCAACAGTACCAAGTGGTAGTTTTGTGATAAATCAGACTAATTCATCTACATCTAAATTTGATAAAAATCAATATTATGGATGGGATTTTGACGCTGACAATAACAAACAATACTTAGCACCTTTACCAGCAAGTGGTGGTACAGGTGGAAATGCAGCATTTAGTTTAGAAAATATGTATGGGCATGTAAATGCAGCTACAGATTTAAGTGTAGATACTGCAGCTAATGGTTCTACATTACTAACATTAAGTGTAGCTGATAAAGCACAGTTAAAGTTTGTTGCACCACTTCAAGGTGGATATGATGGAGATAATCCAACTACATTAAAAGCAACTGGTACTGATATTTCTACATCAAATACACAAGGATTTGATTGTAGTGGTACTTTAGCAAGTGGTTCAAAATCATATGAGAGAGCAATTAATGCAATTAGTAACCCTGATGAGTATGATATTAATTTATTGGTAACACCTGGTGTTGTCCATGAATATCACTCAGCAGTAACCAAACATGCAATTAGTAAAGTTGAAGCTCGTGCTGATGCTTTCTATGTAATGGATGGTTCAAGATGGGGTCGTTCAGTATCAAATGCAGTTAGTGATATAAACGCTCTTGATACTAACTATGCAGCAACTTATTATCCTTGGGTCAAAGTGATTGATACCACTAAATCTAAACCAGTTTGGGTTCCGCCATCAGTTGTACTACCTGGAGTAATCGCATTTACAGATAGTGTAGCACACGAATGGTTCGCACCTGCAGGTTTAAACAGAGGTGGATTAGGAAGTGTAGTGGAAGCAAAAACAAGACTAACACATACAGAGAGAGATACTCTTTATGAAGGTCGTGTTAATCCAATTGCATCTTTTCCTGGACAAGGAGTTGTAGTGTTTGGACAAAAAACATTACAGGGAAAACCATCAGCTCTTGATAGAATCAATGTTCGAAGACTATTAATTAGACTTCGTAAATTCATTGCTTCATCTTCAAGATACTTGGTGTTCGAACAAAACACAGCATCAACAAGAAACAGATTCTTAGGAATAGTTAATCCATTCTTAGAATCAGTTCAAGCTAATAGTGGTTTGTCAGCATTTAAAGTAGTGATGGATGACTCTAACAACACACCAGATGTTGTTGATAGAAATGAGTTGAGAGGACAAATCTTTATTCAACCTACGAGAACTGCAGAGTTCATTGTGTTGGATTTTGTTGTTCAACCAACTGGGGCAGCATTCCCTGAGTAAGTTTAACTTATAAAAATACTGTCTTATAACGAAGAGCCCACATTCAATTTAGAGTGTGGGTTTTTCATTTCTACGAAAAAAGTCAAAAAGTCGGGGTGTCTCATTTTCTTTTAAGGGAAAATTTTGACTCTATAGAAAAAACTTCTAAAAAACTTCTAATAATGATATATAATTATAGTGTGTAGATTCATTTTTTTTAGATTTCTGATATTTATTATCGAAGAAAAATTAACGGCAAATAATTAAAATGGAGAACAAAATGGCCGACATATTAGCAGCAGACGAAATCTTTTTTACACCGTTTGAACCGAAAACGAAAAATCGTTTCGTCATGTATATTGACGGAATACCTTCTTATTTTGTAAAGACAATGAATCGACCACAAATTACCTTTGAAGAAGTTGAACTTAATCATATCAATATTAAAAGATATATTAAAGGTAAAGGTACATGGGAGCCTTTAGAAATAACTCTATATGATCCAATCGTTCCAAGTGGAGCACAGGCAGTTATGGAGTGGGTAAGATTACACCACGAATCAGTAACAGGTCGTGATGGATATTCAGATTTTTATAAGAAAGAGATTAAATTTAATCTTTTAGGTCCAGTAGGTGATAAAGTTGAGGAGTGGGTATTGAAAGGTGCTTTCATACAAACCGCTAACTTCAATGACTTAGATTTTGCTAATGGAACAGATGTCGCTGACATATCGTTAACACTTCGTTACGACTACGCAGTACTTTCGTTCTAAAACTATAAGGAAAACAATATGGCCTTTAAAGATATTTTTAAAGATGATAACTCATATAACGAGAAATCTATTATAGGGTTTGGTGCGTTTGCAGTGATGGTAATATTTGCAACTGCAGATATTGTAACAGGTGCTATTGGTAAGGATTTAGTAATTAACGAAGTTGTTTATAATTCTTTTCTATTAACTACATTAGGTAGTTTCGGTATAGCAGGAGCTGAAAAGATTTTTTCACAACAAAAAAAATAAATTTGATTATTTTAAATTAAAATAATAGTTATTATAAATAAACGGTTTTAAACACATTTCATAGGAGATAAAAATGGCTGAAAATCAGTACGATTTTCCGACCGAAGTTCTGGCTTTACCTTCAAAGGGTTCACTCTATCCAGAGGATAGTCCACTTCGTTCAGGAGAAATAGATGTCAAATATATGACAGCAAAAGAAGAAGATATTCTAACTTCAACAAACTTAATTGAAAAGGGATTAGTAATCGATAGATTATTAACTTCAGTTATTGCAGACCCTAAAGTTAAATTAGATGATTTACTAATAGGAGATAAGAATGCATTAATGTTAGGTACTCGTGTATTAGGATATGGTAAAGATTACGAAGTTGTGATTGAAGACCCAGATACAGGTCTTGAAGTAGAACATACTTTTGATTTAACAGAGTTAGAAACTAAAAAGGTTGATGAAAAACTTTTTAAAAGTGGTGAAAATAAATTTGAATTTAAATTACCACATTCTAAACGAGTAATTGAATTTAAATTACTTACACATAAAGATGAACGAGATATAGAAAAAGAAGTTAAAGCATATACAAAAATTGCTCAAGCAAGTGGTGTATCTAATGAGTTAACTACAAGATTAAAAAAACAAATTATATCGGTAGATGGTGAAACTGAAAGAAAAGTTATTAATAATTTTGTTGATAATCAATTTCTTTCACTTGATACAAAAGAATTTAGAAAGTATCAGGTGGATATAACACCAGATATTATATTTGAAGCGGAATATACAAGTCAGATAGGAGACCCCCATACGGTACAGATACCAATTGGGGTACGATTTTTTTGGCCTGAGTCCAGAGTATAAATCAATACTACACGAGGAAATCTTCTCGGTAGTTTATCACGATTCTAAATTTACATTTACAGAATTGTATCATATGCCCATTTATTTACGAAAGTTCTATGTAAATAAGTTAATAGAGGCTCGAAAACGAGAACATTCAGAGGCTAAAAAACGACGCCCACCCACTCCAGGGAAAAGATAAAAATTTATAACTTTGATATTTATTATTGGATATCATCCAACATTCAAAGGAAACTTATATTATGTTTAAAAAAGAACAAATAAAAAAATTGCATGAGCAAGGACTTTTGGAGGGTCTACTTGATAGTCTTGTTAAGAAAATAAAGAATATCAATGATAAAGACCTTGATAAAATTTTTGGGCAAAAAGATAAAAAAATTGCCGATGCATTAAAAAAACTCAAAAGAAATCCAGCATCAGAACGAGCACGAATAGAAAAAGCATTAGGACTCTAATATGGCAATCAACTCAACCGAATCGTTAAAGAATGCCGAACGAATTATTGAATTAACTGAGAAAAAAGCTGATATACAAACTACAATTTCAGGAATAGTTAAGAAAATAAATGAAGCAGAAAACAAAAATACTGATGCATTAGAAAAGCAACTTCGAGCAGCTAAAGTCAAATTAGACATTGCTGCAAAAGAGTTAAAAATTGCTAATGGATTAAAAGATGTTTCGGATGAAATTCTTGACATAACAGATAAAGAATCAGCACTTTTATATGATATTGAAGGAAATAAAGAAAAGATTCGCAAGTTATCAGTAGAAATCAAAAAACTTGAAGATATTGGAACTAAATCCGCAAAAGCAAAAGCAGAGACACTTAGAGATCAAAGAGATGAAACTTATGTAATCTATGAAGCAAATGCTGATATAGCAGCACAAATGCAGACTCAAAATAAACTTGCAGATGGATTATTGGGTATGCTTGGATCGAGTGTAACTGCACTGAAGGGGATGAAAGACCAAGCACTGTTATTTGCTAGAGCCTTAGCTGCTAATCCATATTTGATAATTGTTGCAGCATTAGCTGCAGCTCTTGCATACACAATTGATATGGCCAAGAACACAATGACTCTATCACAAGAAATTGGATTATCTGCAACACAAGCAAATAAACTTAATAAAGAAATGGGATTCTTACAAAGAAAATTTTTAGGATTTATGGGCCAAGATGCAAATGCTATTACAAAAGCTGTAGTAGATAATTTTGGAGATTTAAATAGATTTACTGAAATGAGCATTAAAGATATTGCAATGTTCAGTATGGGATTAGGAGTTTCTGGAGAGGAAGCGGTTGGATTAGCCAGAAGTATGGAATCAGTATTACCAAATATCTCTAATGGTGCAGAAGCAATGGATAAAATGCAATATTATGCTGGGTTGGCTAAAGCGAATGGTGTAGGTACTGGAATAGTACTTAGAGATTTAGCTAACAATACAGAAATGTTTGCAGAATTTGGTAAAGATGGTGGGGATAATTTAGCAAAAGCTGCAGTACAGGCAAGAAAGTTAGGATTAAGTTTAGAAACTACTGGTAAGATTGCTAATTCATTATTAGATTTCGAATCAAGTATTGAAAAGGAAATGGAAGCTTCCCTAATGATAGGGAAACAATTAAACTTCAATAAGGCAAGAGAATTAGCACTTGAAGGTGATTTGGCAGGAGCAGCCGCTGATGTTATGAAACAAGTTGGTGGAAAGGCTGAATTACAAAAAATGAATGTTCTTCAAAGAAGAGCATTAGCAGAATCAATAGGCGTATCAGTAGAAGAGTTAAGTAAGTTAGCAAGTGGTAAGTTAGATGTTAAATCTGATAATATTACACCTATAGATGCAAATTCTGAAGCCATGAAGTTGTTGAACACTACCGTTAATGATTTACGAAATAGTATATTAATGATGATGCCAGCTTTTTGGGTATTAAGTAAAGTAATAGGTGCTATTGCAAAGAAATTTGGTATTAAAGTTCCAGGTATGGATAAAACTAAAGGTGTTGCTAAACCTAAAATACACAAAACAAAATCTGGTAGATTTAAAGCACCAGGTAAAAAATGGCTTGGATTTCTAAAAAAATCTGATGCAATAAAACAAATTGATGATGTTGCTAAAACTTCTACTGATGATTTACTAAAGGGTGCCGGGAAAATAAAAGCTTTTGGGAAAGTTCTTAAAAAGGTAGCAGTACCAATTGGAGTTGCATTAGATGCTGCAGAAGTTCTCACAGTAATTAGAGATAAGAAGCAATCTAAAACTGATGTAGGGAAGTCGGTAGCAGAAAAAGCTGCTGGTTGGGGTGGAGCAGCAGTTGGAGCAAAACTTGGAGCAGCAGGTGGAGCAGCAATAGGTTCGGTAGTTCCAATAGTTGGAACTGCAGTAGGTGCAGCAGTTGGTACTATTATTGGTGGTATCACTGGATATTTTGCAAGTGAATGGGCTGCTGGAGAAGTTCTTGATAAGGGTGCTGGTATATCATCAGGTGGTGAAGCAGATAAAGGTGTTAGTAAAGTATTAGAAGAATTTGAAGACTTAGATAAAGAACAAAGAGATGAGTTATATGCTGCAATGGCAGGTGGACAAGCTAAAATGGATGAATTAATTGGTAAATATGATAATTGGTACAATATGGGTGAAATGGGAGATATGATTCAAGTACTGAATGAAGTTGCTAAGAATACAGGTAAAACTACTTCTGAAATAGCAAACTTAACGAGAGAATAATAATGGCACTTATAGATATGTTAACAGATATTACAAGTTTCAACTACTCAAAGGTAGGAGTGAAACAAGGTGAATATTTTGGTGAGGATAAGGCTACTGGATTTACACCCAATAGACAAACTAATAATCCAACCGAGTATGTTGAGAATGCTATTACAGGATTGGGAACAACTGATTATTTCATACCTAATTATAATCCATTATCAGATGCAGAAAGTATACATATAATGAATCCCGATGGTACGGATTATTTCACACCTGATTATAATCCATTAGAAGATTCAAGTATTTTTGAAAGTTCATTTGTTAATTATTTCGATGATACACATCAAACAGGTTTACATTTACATCCAGAACATAAAGTAAGTAATTTTGTAAATCAAGATGGTTTTACACCAACCGCGGTAAACTATTTTGGTGATGAAAACCATCCAGGATTTAATCTTAATATTTCACATGGTGAAGATGCAGAATCACATTATATAATTGGTAGTGGAAATGATTGGAATTTTTCTGAAGGTTCATTTACTGATATGTTTGATATAAATGCCAGATTCACAAGTGGACAATTTGTATCAGAAATGGTTGATACAGATTTTGATACTGAAGATTTTGGTAGTAATTTAATAACTATAAATTATGATAGAGTGGTTAATGCAAGAGTTGGTTATGGAACAAATAAACCAAATCTTGGAGATTTTGGTGAAAGTGCAGAAAATACTATTGATGGTGAAGAGGGTAAACTTCATTCAGAACTTAGGTTAAGAGATATAGATAAACTTTATGAATTTAAAGGTGGTATGGCAAAAGCATTACGAGAACCAAATAACTTTGGTTTTGATGAACCATTTATAGTTCACGATATTGGTAATCCATATGATAGTATTGGTTTAGATGAGGGAATTTTCAGAGGTGGTTTGGCCTTAAATGTTGTTAGAACTGCAGAAGATGCAATTAGATTTACAAAATGGACATTAACACCAAGAGGTATCATTTGGAATTTGAAACAATTTGTTTTACAGGCTCAAAATCCTATATCAGCAAATAGAATATTTAATCCACTTGGTGTAATAGGTTCAATTGTACCTGGACTACATTTACCACGACATACTAATGGAACATTTTTAGATGTTAATGATCCACCTTCATATGATACATCACTTGATGGTGTAAATATAACAATACCAGAAGAAGAGGAAGAGGGTGGATTAGGTGGATTACTTGGTGGACTCGCAGGAGCTATAGGAATAAGTGCACCAAGAACAACAAATAGATTAGTTGATTTACATAAGTCAAGAATTGTAGATGGTAAAGGTTCTGCTGATGGTGATCCAATACTTGGTGCACTTGGGTTAGGTAATAATGAATTTGAAGACCCTAAACGAGTAGTAGATAGTACTAAGGACCCATTTGGTGATCCAATTCCAATGGGAGATGATAGAGATATAACTCTTATAACAAAATATACTGATTTAACTACATTTCCATCTACTGAAGAGAGTGAACCAATTGAGAAGTCAAATGTATTTAATAAAAATAGTAAACCAATAGACGGATCAGAGTTTAATTTAGGTACGAGTCTTATAAAAAGTAAAGATGGTACTAAAGATGGTAAACTTTATAGTGTTGGTGTAAGTAATCAATTACAAGTTCCTTATGGTGGTAAGTTTGATAAGTTAAATTGGGCCAATACTGTAGATGGTACATTACCAAAAGATTTTATAAAATTTAGAATAAGAGATGCGGTAAATGGTAAGTGGTTAGTATTTCCTGCACATATCGGTACAATAACCGATACCGTTACACCAAGTTGGACTACTGAAAAATATATTGGTAGACCAGATTCTATTCATTTATATGGTGGTGCTGATAGAAGTGTATCGTTTGATTTTAAAGTAGCGGCATTTACAAAACAAGAAATACCAATCATTCAAGAGAAGATGAATTATTTAGTGGGATTAGGTTATCCAACATTTAAAAAGATTTCAGATAGTGATGATGAAGAGAGACCAGTAGCACCATACATTTATTTAACCATTGGAGATTTATTCAATAATACTCCAGGATATTTTAGTTCTATTGCAATCACAATGGAAGAGAATGCTACTTGGGAAATAGATGAAGGACATCAAATACCACAAGTGTTTAGTGTGAGTGTTGAGTTTGTTCATGTTGGTAAATATTTACCACACACATTAGGTAAACATTATGAAGTGCCTTGGTTGAACGATATGGGTGTTGGAAAAAACAAATTTGGAACATTTGAAACAGACCCACGAAATGGAAAAACAGCAAGACCTATGATGGATGGAAACCCAAAATGGAGTGCAGGTATACCTGTAAAATAAACTATGAGTAGATATAGAACCACTAAAATACTTAAAGATAGAGTAACAAAGAATAAGGTTTTTGCAACTACAGAATACCCTATTATAGTACGAAAAGATTCAGATATAACTTATTATGTTAGATTTGATGATACTTATATGTCTCTTGCTCATAGATTTTATAATGACCAAACTTTATGGTGGGTTATTGCAAGAGCAAATAATAATTTTGTAGGTAATATTAAAATGGAAGTTGGAGAAAAGTTAATCATACCAACAGAAATAGGTGAAATATTAAAACAACACACTAAAATAAATCGTATATAATGTTTCAATTTGATCAAATAGATAAAAATATTCAACAAACACTATTCAATCGAATAGATGCTTTAAATAGAGATAAATCTTATTCACCACTTCAACCAAGAAATGTTGACGCTTCAAATGCAATGGATGAAATGTTAACAAAGTCAGTTTGGGCTAGAGTTACATCTGCCGTTTATGATTATGATGATGATGGTAATGTGGATGAGAAGAAATTATTTAGATTGTCGAGTGCCTTTGAAGGTGGTGAAGTAAAAACACCAATTAATAAACCACTAACATCAAGAGAAAGTTTATTCACAAATGATCCAAAAGCTGTTTTTAGACCACATAGTGGAATCACATCAATAAGTACATCATTTAAAAATCATTCAATTCAAAATGTAACTATTAATTGGAAGTTTTGGGATATACGAGATTTAGATAGTTCAGAAAAAGGATTTAGAAGATATAAAAATGCTTTATTAACTCATGGTAGATTAGTATTGGTTGAATTTGGTTGGAGTAAAAATAATGGAATTGTACATGGTAAAACACCCGATCCAGATAAAGAAGTACCACCAGTAACAGATGCAAATGATATGGTTCAAATATTTAGAGCAACAAATGAAAGAATAAAAAAGGCAGGTGGAGATTATTATTGTGCAATTGGTAAAATAAAATCATTTACCTATAAAATTAATGATCAAGGTGGATTTGATTGTACTACAGAATTAACTTCAATGGGAAGTACATTATTTAAAGGACAGATAGAATCAAATCCCGATGAATCAGTTCCTGAACTTATAGCTGAAAATAATTCTAAAATAAAAGAAGAGGCGTGGACTGATTCAAATTTTAAATTTGAAAAGTTTATGGAGAATTTAGATTCAAATTTAGCTGATGCACAAGAGAAGAGTCATGAAGGAGTGTATCACAACGGAGACAAGGGATGGTGTAATTGGGCATGGTTTGAGGATATAGTACTGAATACATTTTTTGCATTTACCACAGAGGGTGAAAATTTGGTTCAACCAGATGGTACTAAAGACTATGGAAATCCAAATAAAACTTTACTTACTTCATTTTTAAGTAAAGGAGTTTCATTTAAAATGGAGAAAAAGGGAGATAAAGAACCTGAAGTTATATCTGGACCAACCACATGCAGAAGTAGTAGAAATTTATTTACAATTTCAAGAGATATTGTTTTACCAGGAAAAACTGCACAGTTGATTCAACCAAAAACTGATGATGAAGGATATGCGATAGGACTTACAGGTGAAGTAGGTGAAATAATGAATGAAAAGTTTAAAGGTGAAACTTTACAACAATATGCTAACTTTTTTGCAGATATGCAAAACATTGAAAAGTCAGAACTTATTCCAAAATTTGTAATGACTAAAGAAGAGATGAAAACAGATGATACTGAAACCAAAGATATTGATGAATCAAAATCAATTTTAGTTGAAGGAAAGGGTATTATTAGAAACTTTTTATTCAGTAGTGATTATTTAAAGGCTCATTTTGGTAGTGGTATTAGAGATTTAGAAGGTGCATTATCAAGTTTCTGGTCGTCAGTATCTGCTCAATATGGTAATTATTGGGATTTTAAAGTTGTGAATCAAACAAATAATACTGGTCAAATTGGAGTTGTTGATTTATATTCTACAAAATATAGAGTTGCAGATGTAAATCCTGAATTAGATATGACACATACAAAATCCAAAGAAAGAGATTGTAATCGTACATTTGTTTTTAGAAATTATGGTAAAGATTCGTTAATGAAAAGTTTTGATATGGATGTACAATTAAGTTCAGCTCAAGCAACAATGGCATTATTTCATACTAATAAAAATTCAAAGAAAAAAGGAAACACAGGAACTAATAAACCAGAAGATTTCGGACTTAGAGCTTTAGCTGAATTACAAAATACTGATTTATCAAAAGCTGACGGAGAGGATACCAATAAAAATAAATCTCCTGTATTGAAAAATATGACTAATTATGCACTTGAAGGTTTAATAGCACAGAGAGACAATGTTTCAGACCAAGATAGTCCATTACATGGTAAACCTGCACCAAAATCATTCAAAGCTGCATTAGGTGATCAGTCAATGACTGAGGTTCAGAGTGAATTAGAATCTAATAGACAGAGTGAAGAAGAAATTGAAGAATTTAATGAAGCTTACAATTGGTTTGATATAAAAAATCCTAATAATATTGGGTTAATTTATAATCCAGATGGTACAATGATACCAAGTTATGAAAAAACTATGTTGTATTTATTAAATTTATCACCACAGGCTCAATATGAAATAGACCCACTCGTACCTTTAAGTGTTAATTTTTCAATGCCAGGAATAGGTGGTATTGATTTGTATGATATGTTTGCAGTAGATTATTTACCTGAAGTTTATAGAAAGTATGCATTATTTCAAGTAGCTTCACAAGAACATCAATTGGATTTAGCTGGATGGACAACTACAATTTCAGGACAAATGAGAATTGATATGAAGACTTTAAAGGAAGATACAGGAAAATTAATAGAAGACGAAACTAAAAAAGTAATTGGAGATGCAAATGATTCAATTAATTTTGTAGACTTTCATATACAATCTAAAAAATCAGAAAAAGCAAAAAAATAAATTAGTATTTGAGATTTAAAAAGTATATTTATAATTATAAAAGGTTATAGTAAATGGTT